CTCGTTGGTCAGCGTAAGCGTATCCCGTGAACAGACGTTCTACTTGGTATCCACTCTGTCTTAAACGTTGTACGAAATATGCTTGCTTTACTAATTTATTATACATTATCCTTTCCTTGTTTGTTATTATTTGCTTAGTGATGGTAGAATATATCGAATTCTACCTAAATCATCAGTTAAATCAAAAATTGTGAAGCCACGATCATTATTGAAATATAACGAGACATTGCTATCTTTAGTTATATTCAACTTACGCATGTGCTCGATGTCAACGATAAAATCGCTATGGATATCGTCACCCTCGTAACTATTGCTTAGTTTTATGGTGATATTGTCGGAGTTCATTGTCATTTTATTGGTAATATCACAATAAACGCCCTTTTCACCCTTATCGTTTGCCTTGGTATGGAAGTACAACTTCACATCATCACTTTTAATGAATGAAGATGCCTTTAAAATATCATGAAATACTTTGGCATCCAATGGTGTTGATGTTGTAAATTCAATATTCTCTAGTTTCTCTTTTTTGAGCTTCGGAACAGTAATTACACCATCCTCTGTCAAGTGGAATTTGAATTTAAATTCATCGGATTGGTATTTTATATGATTTCCAGCAATGGTCATTTCTAACTCTTTGCCTTTGATACAATTCAATACCGATATTAATTTTCCCGCATCCTTAATGTTAAGGCTAATGGGTTCTGTTACTCCATCAGTTTTTACATTGTACTTTACGTACACAATAATAGAACCAGATTGCACAGACGCAACTGATTCAATTGTATCTTCACTTAACGTCAGGATACAATCATCTACCACCCTATTCACGGGTCTTAAAATTCTATCGTTTAGAACTGATGCGTCTAAGGTTACTTTCATTTGCGTCTACTTTCGAGGTTAATTGTTGAACTAGGGATTTTAATTGCATGGTTAACTTGCTTTGCGATACTGCCATCTTTTGGAGTTGTTTGTTTTCTATTTTCAGAAGTTTTATCTCTTTCTCAAGAGACTTTATCATATCTGTCCATTGAACTACTGGTTTATTCTTCATTTCTTGTCTCCAAGTATAAGTCCGACTATAACTTCTCGCTTTTCTTCAAGCGATTCCAATGATCGTTTCAGTTCTGCTATTGAACTATCTAACCCCTTAAGAATTTGCTTGACCATTGCGTATTGAAATAGATCAAATCCCTCTACATTCACATCTGGTAATCCCTCTTCTATATTATTTACGATTGGCACTTCATTTCTTGCTTGAGCCACCACATGTTCCCGTAAATCTTCTGGAATTGAAACAAATTCAGGCATCGTTTGTGCGGGAAGGGGTGGAAGATCCATCCCATCCATGTCAACTCTTCCCAATGGTCTAGACTTAGGCTCTTCTATAAATTGACTAAAAGAACCGAGCATACTTTTTTGCTGTGTTGTGTTGTGCTGTACTGGACGTTGCAGTTGTCTAACTGGCATTCCTGCCATTTCCCTTAAATTGATTTTACTGGCATGGGGGGATTCCCCCATGCCGTTATTATCTAAGTTACTAAGACCCATCTTGGTCTGTCCCGCTAGGGCTATTAGATCTAAATCTGGTCTTTCGTTACTCATATGCTCCTTATAGGTTTTCCAATTCAGCCAAAATATCTTCATTTTCGGCATTAATGTCGTCCGTATCTGAACCTGATGTGAAATCCATTGGAATATCATTACCATCTGCTTCTGGAGCTACCTCTGCTTTTTCAGCAACGGGGGCACTTTCTTTCTTAGCAGTGGTCTTGAACACAACACCTTCGTTTTCCAACATTTCGATCATCTGATCACGAGTCTTGCGGATCAATAGTGGATCGAAATCGTGAATCTGATCGGAAATGTCAGCCAATGCGACTTCAATATCTTCTGGCCGGGTGAATTTAGAGCGGTCATAATTCGGATATCCCGCCTTATTCTTCTCTACTTTGATGCGAAGGTTACAACCTTCTTCCGTGAAGTCGATCATGCGACCACCGATATCTTCTGCATCGTCACCAGTAGTTGCTTCATCTACGATCTTAGCCAATTGGCGTCCGTATCCGAGGATCTTTACAGTTCCGTTGTTTTCTGGATGAACAGGGTCATCAACGACATACACATTGGTGTAATAACGTTCTTTACGAGCGAATTTCTTCGACTCTTCTTTGGACGCCTCATCTCCTTTGTTCCACAAACGGAAACGTTCGGTACAAATAGGACAGTCCTCGTTGTAGGTAGTCGGACATACGGTCTGAACATAGCGTCCATTGTCCGTTGCATTCCAACCATGGGTGAAATACTGCATGAATGTCTTACCCGTATCATCTATATTAGGTACGATTCTCACAATATACGTGTTATCTGGTACAGTTTTAAGGATATCTTTCCATGCTCCACTTTGTTTGGTGCTCTCGAATGATTCCTTGATTTTGTCGAACAGTTCGTTCGTGTATTTATTTTTACTCATTTTTATTTTTTCCTTATCGTCTTGACATGTTATTTATTATTTCTGTCCCCTTGAGGACTATTCTCTTGGCTTGTTTCGATTTCAGGTATTCACCTTTAATCGAATAAAATCTGTTTTCTAAGTCTCCTAGCAGGAGATTTCGATGTTCCTTCTCCATGCCCATTATTATATCAAATATATTATCATTGTCAAGTAAACAAAGCAAAGAAATCTTCTTTTCTGCATAATGCTTCATCCAGTCGTATGTAAGTCCCGTTTTATAATCGATATATTCATCGAAAGATATCTCATGGTCTGTGCAAAATTTCAGAATAAACCTAAAAGATTGCCTGATGAACTCCAAAGTATGCTCATCATCTGGTGATTGCATTTCTCTAAGTGTCATATATCGCTTATAACACCCCAATGCTTTCCTAGATTTGTAGAAGTCTAATGTATATACGCTCTCCTCGTCCGTATCATATACCACATATGGTGCTCTAAAATAATCCTCAATGGATATGTGTGGACATGATATGAATAAATTCTTTATGACATGTATTTTCGGGTAATTCTTGTTATTTTCAAAATCGCTAAAATCTTTTCTATACTTAAATGGTTTATTCTGTGATGTACGTAGTACTTTCAGATACGTATTATACAGTTTCTTCTCTAAATCAGTCATGTTTAGTCTTTTCTCAATGATTTAATTCTATTTTTAATGAATTTCGATTCACTTACCGATGGATACCGTGCAACTAACTCCTTAAACATCTCTATGTCTGAATCAAATCCACATATGTTCTTAAATGCAGCTTTAATATGCTTATTCTCAATCAGTTCGACAAAAAATGTAGTCTTTGTCATCTTCTTATCCTTAATAAGCCATACTAGAGTTACAAATTTCGATATTACATCATCTAATTCACCCTCATCTATTATATTAAATGGATTATAGGCTGAAAGCCTGTCCACATCGTTTATTATTCTAGACATATTACACAAATGACCTTGAGAAGTCAAGAAACTTCTCTGTAAACTTACCACCAGCACAATTTAGCAAAGCACGTCCCTCTAATAGGGTACCGCATAGGGTCTGCATGTCTAATTTATAACTCTGGTCTTTTCTCACACTCATGAGACCTTGATCGAGATCAACAAGAAATACTATCTTCGGCTCGTGCCATTTAAAAAGTAAGTCCAATATTTCGTGCTTGTGATTCATGTTGTTAACCGTGACCACGTATATCCCTTTTTTACTACCATGTTCATACATACCCATATTTTGATATGTTGTTTGCAATTCCTTAATGTAATTTGATATAATTGTATCTTCTTCTGGAATAAATCCATCAAATCCATCAATAAATCGCTCATAAAATTTTGAATGCTTATTACGCCCGTAAGATAATATACCATTTAACTTGATTGCATCTTTCTTATCACCACCATCCTTATAATAAGAGTCGATGATATTGATAAACTTATGTTGGGCTTCCGTCATATTCTCTAGTGATTTTTTGAATACACCAACCACCAGACTAGTTGTTGTTCTGGCAGTGAGAACTCGCCCTTTAATTTTAGGCGTGTATGTAAATGATTTAGAAAAGCATAAAGTTCGATCATCCAATTCAAAATCAGGAACCATATTCAAAATAAATATTTTAGAATATACATCCCCAGCCGAACTTGCGATTAATTGTTCATAGTCACCCTTAATATTAAAAATATTAGAAATGGAGTGGTCCATGATGCAACGATCCCCAATAGCCCACTTAAGAGCCATCAGTGCTCCTGCGCCATCTAAGTCATTGCTCGTAAATACTTTAACCTTCTTCATTGTATAAGTATTTACCCCATGGTTCAAAAAAACAAGTGCTAAACGATTTATTTCATTTTTATTAGGTATTATATACTAAGTATTTACAGGAAGACGAAATACACCACTTCAATCCTAGACAATTTAATTAAGAAGTCCTCATTGAGATGGTTGTGGTGACCTTCGTCTATCAATGGGGGTTTTTTATGAAAAAATTAACAAAAAATGAAATAGTTAACAGGTTCATAAACATCCACGACAATAAATATAGCTATGATAATATAATATATAGCAACACTACAACAAAAATATGTATTTTATGTCCAATACACGGGGAATTTTGGCAAACGCCAAAAGCACATTTAAAGGGACAGGGGTGCCCTATATGTGGCGATATTAATAGAAGAATGCATAAAACATCAAATACTAAAGTATTTATAAAAAAGGCCGAAATAATACATGGAGATAAATATGACTATTCAAAAGTAGATTATACACACTATAAGCGAAAAATAAAAATAATATGCAAGAAACATGGGGAATTTACTATAACACCGAATTCTCATTTAAATGGATCTGGATGTCCAAAATGCACTGGACGACTAAAAACAACTACTGAAATTATTAATGAATTTAAATCTATACATGGAGATAAGTATGACTATTCTAATGTTGTATATCTCGGAAAGAATAGTCTTGTGACTATTATTTGTAAAACACACGGAAAGTTTAAACAGATACCTAAGAATCATCTAAGAGGATGTGGGTGTGGGAAATGTGCGGGATTTGGAAAAAACACATCGGACGTTATATTACAATCCACAAAAATTCATGGCGATATATATGATTATTCAAAAGTAAAATATATATCTGCTAATGAAAAGATCTGCATTATATGTAAACAACATGGTGAATTTTTCCAACGACCAGCCGATCATCTATCAGGATATGGATGTCCTAATTGCAATAGTTCAAAGGGAGAATTAATAATTTTAAACTTTATAACTGGTAAATATAAATATATAGCACAAAAAACCTTTAATGAATGTAAAGATATTTGTCCATTGAGATTTGATTTCTATATTCCATCCGCAAATTTACTCATTGAATATGACGGAATTCAACATTTTAAACCAGTCGAGTTTTTCGGCGGAGAAGATGGGTATTTAATGAATATGAAACATGATACTATGAAAAATATATTTGCATCTCAACATAATATAAAACTATTAAGGATACCATATTGGGATATTAATAATATAATAGAAATATTATCAAGATATCTCAAGCGATCTTAAAGATGATTCCGCATCGCTCAGAAATCCTTCTATTGAATCCTCATCATCCTCATCATCCTCAAACTGTTCAACAAATAAGGTATCCCAGTCGATACTTAGGGCTTTTGTGCCGTAATTTGGACCATATCGATTCTTCTGAATCCCAAGATTAATGATACCATTGGCGCGATCATCCTCATCGGAATATACCGAAATTTGAACGTCAGCCGTTTGCGCAGTTCCTATACTTTCGCTAGTAGTTTCAATACCCGGATTCTCTTTATTGAATGCATCACGGCCTAACTGTGTTGCCGATACCATTGGACATTTAAATATATAACTCAATGCACGTAATTCTTCGGCAATACCCTTGACATCTCCATATGTTCCACCAGTATCCTTCTTAGGTACTAGTAGATTGATATAATCAACAAAAACAATATCAGGAACGAACCCTTTACGTCTCTTAAGATCATTTACATATGACCTTATTGCTGAACTTTTGATTGTATTGTTGGGAAATTCTTTAATAAACAAGCGGTTTTCATTCTCTGCTTCGAAGTCTGAACAATACTTCAAGAATGTTTCCTTCTCATCCTTTAATGCATGTGTTGGAATCCTAGAAAGCTGTCCACTTATACGAACCGCATAAATATCTTCAGACATTTCAAGGGTTATGACCAACGTATTGAGCTTATTCTTGATGGCAGTCGCCGCACCATTACCAAGCATGATGGATTTTCCAGAGTTGGTTGCTCCACTATACACATATAATGCTCTACCATTTCGTAGATAACCCCCGCCAAGTTTTTTGTCGAGCCAATCAAATCCCGTTGAGATATATTCAGTCTCGGAATCTAATCTTTCAATAAAATCTGGTGCGTCCTTGAAATACTCCATCCCAAGGTCGGTTGTCAGTGATACATTACAGATTCCAGTAAACTTTTCGAGGATTTTTCCAGACTCTTCTTTAAGATCTAGCGTATCAAAGTTCTCTACGATCTCTTCAATTGCTAATGCGAACCCACGTTCCTTAATAAATGCTTCGGTATTGTCGATTAACTCATCTTCACCGTAATCTTGTAACTGACTCAACGTGGCTTGTACGTTTTTAAACGCAAGCTTGAGTGACTCGTGAGTCATATACATTTTTAGTTCCGTATCATTCGGTAACCTTGATCGTTTACCGTAGAACAATTGTAACAACCCATATACCTTCCGAACATTAACGTCGCCAAAGTAATTAGCTTTGACGACGTCAACGATGGAGGATAAATAGGCTTCATTCTTAAAGCAATTATCTAAGATAATGTACTCAAAGAAATCTAGATCTATATTATTTGCCATTATTTACACTGTTTTCTTCTTTAATAGTTTCTGTGTCTTCTTACTTCCAAATCCAAAACATGCTTTGATCTCTGGATCTAATATAGGAATGATTTGATCTTCCCATACCGCTTCATTATGTTCGAAGATCTTACGATACCCTAGTTTGGTACCATCTGGCAAGCTATAAGTTTGAGATCCTGTCAAGACACCCAATCCTTTGGCAATCGGGAACAATCCAGAGTACCGTTCGATACCGTAATCATAGTCGATATACATTTCACACTTGAGGAAAGGTCGAACATAACGCTGTTTAACACACTCGATAGGAATCTTAGCTCCCTTGTTGCGTATAAAATCAATCTTGTTCTCGGACTCATCCTTTAATTCGTTTCTACGCATCATGACGATGACTGAACTATGATACCAAATGGCTTTACCACCCGGCATCTTCTGAATAGCGGATGGATGTAGTGCCGCAGGATCATCCATACAATGATTAGACCATACGAAAGGAACTCTATACTGTCCTAATAGGTTCGTTGCCATGCGGAACAGACTTTTCATTGCTTTAGCACGTTGACCCATATCGGATGCGGTTTTACCCTTCTCTATATCATCAGCTTCCTTCTGGGATTTTAATCCACCAAGAGAATCTATCACCAACATGAGCTTTAGGCTACCTTCTACAAGTTGATCCTCATACTTTTTAATAATTTTGTCTATATCATTTCTGACATTTTCAATAACATCCCCAGTAATACGGATTGCACCATCAATATCAACTCCAAATGACTCTGCTCTTGCATCCCAAGCCTGTTCAGTATCGATTACAATAGGAATAAACCCCATTCGCTGGGCATTCCCAACAGTTTGGCCGATTATAAACGACTTACCACAACCACTTGGACCGTAGAACCCAGTAATAGTCCCAATCGGGACTCCACCGTGAACTGATCCAGATATGATTGCGTTCATTGTCGCAGAGCCTGTGTCTATAACGTCAGTTTTTAGATTCAGTTTTCTCGTTGACAATGTTGTCGCTTCAATCTTGAGGTCTTTTTTCAAAGCCGCAACGATGTCGGCGGCGGTTAATTTAGCCATCTGTCTTTTCCCCGAAGAGATCGATAACTTTGGATTCTTCTGCATCTTCAACTACTGTAGTAGGACTGTAATCCGCAAACAGTGCATCGTATTGAGCGATAATCTGTGGCTCAAGCTCGGTGATATCCGAAACGGCAACAACATGTTTACTGTATGTGAATGTGATTGCCTCATTCTTATCCTTCAAGATTTCTCTGAAGAACACTGGGATAAGCTGTAGGCTCATCTGTCCGCCCTGTTGTGGGACTGCGTTTATGATCACGGGATTCTTAACTGTGATCGTGGTTTGTGTTTCCTTTTCGAAGTATCCAGCGATAGTTCTACTGACACCGTCCATCAATACTACTAATTTTTCTTCATTCATAATTTTCTCCTTTTATATACTTAGTTCTTAACTAAATTCTGCAAGTAAGTCGCACTCATAATTTTTTGTTGGGTTAATAATATCCCAACCAACTGCTTTAAATAATCTTTCAAACGTTGGATGTGTATTCTTTAAGTATAGAACTTTATAGTTTGGTTCCATTCCGAATTCCTTTGGGAACTCATCGATGAACGCAACATATTCTAGACCAAATCTATTCTTTCCAACGTACAAAATCTTAATTTTATCACCAGATTTAATCTTCTCATATTTCTGACCCAAAGTCAAGTGATCAATTAGATTATTATACAGGAGGGATGCCTTACTATTCTGTGGCGTACCCTTTCCTATGGTAAACCCGTCGGCATTCTTCTCATATTTCTTCAAGTTCTTCATACCTTTGCGTGATGCAAGTGTAACAACATCCAAGGCACAATACTTATTGTATGCATCCTTGATAGCATCGTTAGCTGATGCCATATTTTGTTCTGTAACCATTATGGTTACAACATCCTTGATGATATTACGAATTGGTTCAGCCAATACTGAACTCACAGCCGCCCCACCAGTATACGAAAACTCTTTTTTGCTTCCTGCTTTCACAGGGAACCCTTCATTATCGATAACCTGAACAATATATGTCTTCTTGGCATCAAGAAAGATTCCAGACTTGGATATCTTTTCTCGTGCGAATTCAAATCTAGAATCCAATACGTTCATTTCACTCAAAGCCCAACGAGTAAGGTGCTTACTAATTACCCCATCATATGGAACTGCCTCTCCACCGATGTCCTTGATGATTTTCATTGCCTCTTTTGTGATTACTGGAGCCTCGCCAATTACACGTTGGTCTGATTCTGTCAGTTTGATTCCAAGTTTGTCAAATAGCGGACTCAATGTAATGTAAATCGAGTCAGTATCACCATAGATAATCAGATTATCAGTCATTCCATGTACATCTTTGGTATAATCGGCAACAGCAATACAGGATTGATTGTTAACCTCTTGACCTGTTGCGGTAATACTAACAACGAGGTCTAGATCATAGAGAACTGAATAGACATTTCCAAACGTACCATAAATTGAGTTCATGAGAATCTTCAATGTGTACTGCATAACGTCCAATTCAGCCATTTCAGTTACTGCTCTATTATATTCAGGCGAACCTTTCTTGTATTTGCCCATCTCTCGATGTATACGCTTCTCTTTATTCTGATTTTTCTTTCGATCTGTATAGATTCCTTCAATGAGACTAGGGATAATCCCCTTCTCCCCTTGAGTAAACAACGTTCCATGCATGGATTTGCAAACTTTATTGGAAACCATCCACTTTTTGAACTCTGCATTCTTAAGTTTAAACTGTTTACCACGGATGGTAGTGACGTATGTATAATTATCATCACAATGCGACTGTCCGAGTTTTGTTTCTGGTGAAAGATTCAAGCTAATAATCGTATTTGGATAGAGACTCTTTGCATCGAAACTAACAATATCCTTATTGAATCCCGGCTCCGGTACGCGAACAAGCCCACCTAAAGGTTTTGGACCTTTCTCATAGATAAACGTTGGGATTATAAGCCCCCTCTTACGTGCTTCAAGTGCAAACGCACCTGCGGCTACAGCGGTAGTCCCTAGTGCCTTCTCGACCTTACTAAGCCCCTTGTATGCGATCATGCGACATAGCCCAAGGTAATGTAGTTCCTCTTCTAACCCAACAATAAGCTCGACATCTCGAATGTTGTAGTCAACATAGGTTGTCCAGTCTCTAATTGACAAATCTGCCAACGATCCTTTGAACTCTACTTTGCTAACACCCAACTCCAAGCCACTAATATAGTCCAGAGTGTAGCTTTCCTTTTCATTCCTCGAAAATTTCTTATATGCTTTCATGTAATCGATGATAGCAATACCCTGAATAGTCCATTCAGTAACTGGATTATGGAATCTGTCTTCGGTTTCTCTAGACCAGATCCTTCCAGTTGGAGATAATCTCTCTGGAAAACTCTCACCGAATAATCTTTTCATTCTATTAACGAGATATGGTGTATCAAATCCGTCACAGTTCCAACCCGTCATGATATCTGGATAGTTTTTAGTCCAATACCTCATGAATGATCTCAAGAGATCGGATTCACTCTTACAATGGTGGTAAATAACATCTTCTCGTATGGTTGAGAATGGATTAAGACCGAATGATATATATTTCCCAACCAAGCTATCATAAAGAGTCAAAAGATTTATTGGTTTTTCTGCAAGGTCAGCCGCTGGAAACCCACCGGCAGTTGGCGCATAACAACTTTTCTTATACTCAACCCAACATTTGCGATCTTCATCCCAAACTTCATATTCTTCTACATCATTTAATGTATTAAATTCAGATATCGTAGTTTCAATAATTTCCATTTATATAATCCATTCTTCGATTTTTCATTCGTTGTTGAACAAATTGCTTTCGTCCATCTATATGTGAGTTGAATTCATCTTCACTCATCATACCATACCGTTTAGTCTCAATCAACTTCTGGTTTGTTTTTTTACCTATTTTACCTTTGGATATAGATTTACCACGAAGTTTATGATCACACGATCCAAAGGAATTTAATACCCTATCTTTTAATTCAATATCAGATAAAGTATCTAAATATTTATTCATATTTTTACTTTGTCGTTCACGTTCAAATTTATTGTTAGTAGAAAATCGAGATTTAGATTGGTGACCCATAATATATTTTTTACTATCTGTGACTTTCTTAATAAATGTACCACCACATCCACACGCACATACACATTCAACCCGTTCAATTAATAAATGGTCATATTTTCCATCTACCCATGCCTGTGTAACCCCTTTACTCGTTTTTTGAGCAGATTTAAGATTATGCATTGGGTGATTTTCAATAAATCGCATCCGCATCCACTCATATTCTCGATTTCCCATTCGTTCTGTAGTAGTACTATGCATAGTCATAAATCGAAATGCATATAATAACTTTTTATAATTAACAATAGATTGTTTATGAATTTGTACTAATAATCCATGAGATATGAAATGTTCTCTGGCGGTTAATTTGACTATATTCTCGGGGACATCTAATCCTCCAATACATTTTGGTATAATATGATGCTTCTCATAATATCCAAAATCCACATTCCTGTTCATAGCTCTATTGATAATAGAGTCATATATCTTTTTATAATTCATAAATATCTCCTATAGTTACTTACTATACTTCAATATCTAAATCTTTCTTTTTTCGTATTTTTATTTTATGATTATCTTTATATTTAAATTCATTAGTGTCCACTTCAATATCCAAGTAGAAAATTCGAAGTGGGTTTACTGCAAAATCATCTTGGTTTTTATGATGAGAATAGTTGTCAATCAAGAACTGTTGCTCGGCTGGGAGATTGCCAAATAATCTATTTATCCCAGAACGTTCAACGAACTTTCTACGATCATAATCAGTTTCAAATTCCCTTTTCCTTAAAGGGGTTTTGTAAATACTGATACCATCCTTACCACCCTTCTGTTCCATGTACAAATAAGGCTTGAATGGAACCTTACGTTCCACTCGTTCACCTAATTCATTCCACGTCCAGAGGGTAACGTCCCGTGTTCGACTATTATATACTACATTTCTATACATTATCTGCTACCCTAGATTGCTCGATATTCATTAGTCCGAGATCCTCGAC